TTTGTAGGTGCCACAATTCGGGATTACAACAGCCATTCCCAGCCCCTACTTAACCGTCACAGGGATTCTGCCCTTAGTGCGATTGTATGACTGCAACGACTCAACCACCTTCTCAGCCAAACCAGACTCAGCAATCGCAGCATTGATATTGATCTGATAAGTATCACTCGGCTTCAACGAGAACCCACCCCCAGCCGTCACCGGCACCTGACCCGTCACCCCAGCCATCGGATTAGGCATCCCACCCAACACCTTCGGATACTTCGCAATCAGATCAGCTGTGGCCTTCAACGACTCATTCAACTTGTCCTGAGCTTCACGCTCACGATCAATCGCATCAGCCAAAGCCTCAGATGCAGCCGCCTGATTTTCTTTGGCCTCAACCACATCACGCAAAGCATCATCATAAACCATTGAACCGATAGTCGCACCGAAGATAGTTTCATTCAAAATCTTCTGCTGGTCATTCAAATCTTTTGTAGATTCAATTTGAGAATCTGTAGCATCAGCAACAGCCAATTTAGATTCAGCAAGATTTAACTCTGCTCGACGAATATCCATCGGAGAAGACTCAGGGTCTTTGCGAACCTTTGCAAGATTCATCTCAGCATCAGCAACAGAATAAATAGCTTCTTCAACCGCCATCGTCGCTCTTTGTTGATCCCGTTGCGCTCTAGCCAACTCCATCTGCGCAGCTTTAGCCTCAGGGCTATCAGCACCATAGCCGATTGAAATTTGTTTCAACTTCGCCTGTGCTTTGAACACAGCAAGATCAGCTTCGGCTTGAGACTTCCTCGCTTTATTTGAAGACTTTTGTGCATCAGAGAACGATTTTTCATCGCTAGTTGCACTCTTCAACGCATCGCTATATTCCTTCAATTTATCTGCAGCGGTCTTGATTGACTTTGAAGCCTTACCAGTTGCAGCACCGACGTTGCTGACCGCAGGCACAAAGTTAGTCGCAGCCAAACTAGCTGAACGAGTTGACTGACCCATGCGATCAAGAGAGTCAGAAACATCTTTAGGTGGTTTGCCAAAATTAGCCAACTGAACAGAAGCCAAATACACACGTTGACGGAATCCATCAAATAATGCTCCAGCATTATCTAGACCTTCTTGAGTTGCTTTCTGCAGTTCTTTCATCGCAACAGCAACAGCTAATGCTTTGGCTGCTCCAACCAAGTTCCCCTTCAAACCGTATGCAAGGGCTGCACCGTTAGCAAGGATGCGAACAGTTGTGGCAACTTCGTTAGTGATTTGAAGAAGAGACAGATACGCTGACTCAAGGACATTGACTGCGCTAGTACCAAACTCACCCATTTGAGCGGTTGCCATCTCCAAAGCCCCACCCAAACCTTTTTCCTTAAAGTTCTCTGCAAACACTTTGATTGCTGGAACGACAGTTTCGTTCAATGTAGTCACAAAGTTTTTAAAGTATGGAAGAAGAACCAAACCTATCTCTGTTGCAGCATCACTCAACGATGCTTTAAGAATGCGCATTTGGTTAGCGAAACCACCAGAAGTTCTACTGAAGTCTCCCTGGGCTAACGAAGTATCCTTAAGGATAAGAGCGTATGCTGCTTGCGTTTTGGCGGTAATATCCAATGCGCCTTTTCCGTCATACAGGCCAAGGTTTAAGGCTTCCTGCTTTAGTCGAACATCGTTGATGGCAACACCAAAACGCTTCAACGGTTCTGCTTCACCGGACAAACCTGAACGCAACGCCTCAATAGCCTGCTCAATAGGAGTGTTGTTGAATGAGGCAAGGTCTGCTGCCAGCCCAAGCAAAGTGGTACTCATCTCGGCTGCTTGACCCTTGCCAATGCCGAATGCCTGAATTAGGTTTCCAAAAGTACCAGCAGCTTCTAAAGCAGCCTGCCTAGTGATTCCGAACGAGACAGCAGATTTCTTAGCAAAATCATTAACTACCGAAGCGGATTGACCAAAAACTGTATTGACTTTGGATTGCGACTCTTCCAAGTCAGAAGCCATATCAACCAACTTCAAGGAGCTAGCAGCAACAGCACCAAAAGCAGCTGTACCTGCTACCGCCATAGTGCGGAATGACGGGACAATACTTTTTAGTTTGCCACCAATCCCGTTGACATCATCGCTGACCTTCTTGATGCCTTTGCTGAATCCAAGCGTGTCAGAAAGAAACTTAACAACGAACGTCCGCTCACCAGCCATGCGGACGATTCTACTAAATTACAGACTACCGATTCAGCAAAGCATTAAAGTCAGCGAGCATCGCTGAATACAACTCCTTACCAGTTAGCCCAGGCCAACGAGGTTCAGTAGGTTCATTCCACCAAGCATCCGAAAAAATATCGTTGCGAACCGCCCTCACACGAGGTTGACGAACCTGCTTTGATTGAGGAGATACAGGATTGACAACAGGTTCAACATCCAACCTGAACGACGAATCCAACAACACACCATGACCCTCATGGAACTCGAACGGCTGATCCGGTGCGTGTTGAGGGAGATAGAAAATACGAGCAGGGTCTTTAGTCTGAGGGTCACCAACCAACCCAATACGGTCATGCAACTCAGCCCACACAGCCCGCCACAACGACGCAGGTACTTTGTGCGCTAACGGTAGAACAAGGTGATAGTGAGGATCATCCAACCGATGCGAATAAGTCGAATACGCAAACCATTCCAAACCGTCAAGACGGGCATGGTCAAACGCTTCACCGTCCATGTCCACAACCAACGCCTCAACAAACCTGACATTACGGTTACCTCTGGTAGTACCAGCGTCATACTCAACTGGAGACCACAACGCACCCGCAGCCTTAACAGCGTTCTCCTCATGCAACGACAACAGCTCTTTGAGTTGTTCCCAAGACGAAGCGAACCGCTTTGGATATATCGATTTTGTGTTAGCAAATAGAACTGCCATAACCCCTCCTCCTAGAAGGGTACAGGAAACTCAACCAAAGTCAAGCATCAATCCTTTACGAATACCATCCCTGAATCAGTCATATTCCACACACCACCAGCCTCAGAACGGGCTTTGGCGACAGCAGCTCTATCATCTGAAAGCCTGTCTAACACGTTCTGAATAGCCTTCAAGTATTCGTTTGCGATGTTCTGTTTTTCCTTACGGACAGTAGGCCAAAAGAAGTAACCCGTTCTGCCTCGATGTCTCAAGAATTGGCTGGTATGTCCACCACCCTTACGATACCCGTCAACTGCTTTTCCGTCTTTGACAGACCAAGACCTAGCCCCAGCAGAAGTTGAATTCCCTTTCCCATATTTACCGCCACCAAACTCCGCACCGAAGAAGACATCGCCCCTAGTGACCTTCTTACCCCCACGCTTACCACGTCGCCTATTTGGGAAAGACTTAGAAACGAAAGAAGATTTATCAGCTAGATAGATACTCGGAATGCGGTCATTCCGCTTCACCTTCAAACCTTTCATCACCTCGGTTGCCTGGCGAGAACGATTGACCGTTGCAGCCTCAGCCTTAGCTTTATCAAGTAAGTTCTGCGCCACAATCGCTGCAGCCTTACGCATTTCTATATTGAAGTTTTTATCTTCTTTAGAAGCAGCTCTAAGAAACTCGGCAAGACCGATAAGTTCAACAGGGTCATTACCGCCAGTAATTTTTACTTGTCCTGCTCTACCAAACGCTTCAGCCATAAGAACAGACTACTTGTTTAGATGAATTGCTCTCCAACGCAAATAAGCAAACATCGTGAACAACATTCGAGGGTCTTCCGCCAGCAACACCGAAGGAGCAATACCTGTCTCAACAGACAGGTAAGCAATCATCCAATGGGCTGACTGATCTCCAAAGGGACGATCACAGCATCAGCTTGATCCCCTAGCTCTAACGATTCAATATCGTTAATCCACGAATCAAAATCCAAACCAGTTTTTTTCTGACGATGCTCTGAATGCCATGCGATGAATGCAAGATCAGTCAAAGTCAATTCAGCCTCAAACTTTGCAACACTCTTATTGAACTTCTTTTCAAAAGCAATAAAGTCTGGGAATGTAGCCATGATGGTTCGCTCGGACGAGTCCAAAGCAGAAGTCACTTGCAACGCTATTTTCATTTTTCCTCCGCAGGGTTAAAGGTTAAAAGTTATGCGCCAGTACCGGTCTTAGTTACAGCACCATCGATTGGATAGGTGACCGATGCGGTAGCAAGATCGCCAACAGCACCAGCAACAGGAGTCCAAGTCAAAGGAAGCACGTTGAATGCGTATTGCGGGTTGCTTGAAGAAGCAGCACCAGTTCCGTTTGGCTTGACTGTCATTGGTACAGCAGTACCCGCAGCCCAAGCGTCGTAGAACAACTTCTCAATCGTTGGGTAATCCTGATGAAGATCAAGCGTGATTGAATTGTCTGCAAGACCAGCGATGCGTGTTACTGCACCAGATGAACCGAATGAAGTTGTAGCAACTTCAGCCTTTGACAGGTTCAGAGTAACCGATGCGACATAACTGGTGATGTCCGTGTTCGCTGTGCCGAAGGTTACCGCTACGTTTGTGAGAACTTGCTTTGCCATATTTGATACTCCTGCCTCACGGCACTCGAAGATTAACTAATAAAACTCTACACGCCAGCAGGACGACGAATCAACAGACTAAGCGTACACC